CATAAGGAGGACCGCTATATGCAGCGTTTGAAACTTAAAGATTACGCGGCCCGTTTTGGTCAGACAAAAACAGCTAGTGACCTGGGCGTTTATCAAAGCGCGATATTCAAAGCTATCAATTCAAAAAGGAACATAACTGTGACCGTCCACGATGATGGGTCAGTTTCTGCTGAGGAGCTTAAGCCGTTCCCTGGCAATCGTCGCGATACGCAGGCCGCCTAAGCAGTACCCGCTCTTTTCAAAATGGACATTCGTCCTACGTCGCTGCAAAGCGAGTATTAATTCAAACAAATGGCAATGCATTGGTTTGCATAGCCACGTTTAACTATTCAACAAAGGAAGAATACCGAATGGAACTTACAAGCACACGCAAGAGAGCCAACGCAATTACCAGCAACATTTTCAACCGCATTGCTATTCGCGGTCAGCGAAATATCGCATCACAGCTGGGCGTTGATGAGTCGCAAATTACCCGTTGGAAATCCAGCATGATCCCGAAGATGTCGATGCTGTTGGCAATTCTGGAATGGGGAGTTGAAGACGAGGAATTATCGAAGCTGGCAAAGCAGGTTGCGTTACTGCTTACAAAAGAAAAGCCCCAAGAGAGCGGTAACTCTTTTGAGGCCTGATAACACTGTGTTACGCCAACACTAATGTGTTTTTCTACAGGAGTAATTATGAGCACTTTATCATTGCATTACAAGCAAAAGGACAGGAACGGCACTGAGACTACGGTAAAGAAAACGTACCTGGTGCCGCTGAGTGAAATCTACATTGAACCAGGTTACAACGTCCGCGAAATTGACCAGCAACACGTCGAAGAATTCCGCGATGCGTTCATCGCCGGTGAGTTCGTGCCTCCGCTGGCAGTCGAAGTAACTGACAAGGGCGTCAAGGTTATCGACGGTCACCATCGCTATTACGGCGCTAAGCTGGCTACAGAAGCAGGTCATGAAGTGGTTCGCCTTGAGTGCAAAGATTTCGTTGGCACCGAAGCCGATCGAATTGCCTTCATGGTTACCAGCTCTCAGGGTAAACCTCTGTCTCCGCTGGAGCGCGCCGCAGCCTATCAGCGGCTGGTAAATCAGGGATGGGAAGTTGGTGAGATAGCCAAGAAGGTGAAGCGTTCTGTGGCTGACGTTGATCATCATCTCCAGCTTCTGTCGTGCGGTGATGAGCTGATCGGTATGGTTCGTTCTGGCGAGGTGGCAGCAACTACCGCCGTCGCGCTGGCTCGTGAGCATGGCGCGCAGGCCTCATCCGTGGCAGTTGAGCAGATGAGCAAGGCGAAAGCTGCCGGTAAGAAGAAGCTCACCCGCAGCGCGGCTTTGCCCCAATTCAATGCGACAAAGGCCCGCGAGTTCATCCAGCTGGTCGCAGATTGCGAATGGGCATTAACTCTCCCGGAAAGTGCAGAGAAAATCCTGACCGAATACCGCGACTGGCTGAAAAGCTCAGGGTGGGAAGACGCATGAAAAATTCACTCAGTCCTGACCAGGACAAATTACACAAAAACATTATTCGTGATCGCTACCTGTCCAGTTTTAAGCAGCCTGGTCGATTCCGGGCTGAGTGGGAGCGGGTGAAACAGTCATTCAGAGGTAAAGGTCATGAGTAATCTCGCAACAGTAACACCAATCAGGCCTCAGGTTGAGGTCGTGGAGTCACGCGTGGCAGAACTCGAAGATGGCTACACGCGGACTGCTAACGCATTGCTTGAAGCGGTGATGCTTTCTGGCCTCACTCAACACCACCTCCTGATAGTTATGGCTGTATGGCGCAAGACGTATGGCTATAACAAAAAAATGGACTGGATAGGCAATGAGCAGTTCGCAGCGCTTACCGGTATGGCAGTAACTAAATGCTCTACTGCCAAAAACGAATTAATCAGGATGGGCGTACTCACTCAGGCGGGTCGTCTTGTAGGCATGAACACCAACCTTTCAGAGTGGAAAACTAAGTTTAACGGAATCAGTAAAAGTTTTACCGAATCAGTAAAAGAAAGCTTTACCGAATCGGTAAAACGCACTTTACCGAATCAGTCAAACACAAAAGACAATATACAAAAGAAAGAAAGACAATATAAAAACACTATGCCTGAACAGGTTCAGGCGAAGCAGGAAAAAGCACCTTCCCGGCACGAAGAAACGGACAAGGCTTTCGAGAATATTTTCTGGCGTGCAGGCATGGTAAAAAAGGGCAAGCAGAAAGCCATCTCTGCATTCAGATCTCAGTTTCAGGAGTGGCGGAAAGAATCACGCGGAACGCCGGAGCAGTTTGCTCAGATGCTGGCAGAAGACATCTCCTGCCGGAAGGGTAAGCAGTTCGGCTTCGATAATCTGCATCCTGCGACGTACCTTAACGGGAAGCGCTGGAACGACGAAAAGCCGATTCCTGAAACCCCACAGGCAAAATCATCATCCCCGATCACCGTGTCGAAAACCGGTTACGTCTTCTTCGACAGGTGAGCCATGAAATCCAGAATCAAAGCGTTACTCATCGCTGGCTATAACCATGGCTGGCTAAGTCCTGCGTTCGTTGAATTCTGGTTTAACCGTCTGGATCTGAGGTCAACCTAATGACACCTAGCGAACTGAGTGACCTGCTGTGGTCGCAGGTCGACAGGGTAGCGCCGCACCTGTTGCCGAACGGCAAGAAAGACGGGCATGAGTGGGTGGCTGGCAATGTCCACGGCGACAAAGGCTCCAGCCTGAAAGTAAACCTCAACGGCAAAAAGAAATGGGCTGACTTCGCTGAAGGCGATGGCGGTGACATGCTTGACCTGTGGATGGCGTGCCGTGGAATCAGTCTCCATCAGGCGATGCAGGAAGCCAAAGCGTTCCTAGGCATCCGCGATGACGACCATCATTTTGACGCAAAGCGCGAAAAGAAATTCTCCCGTCCTGACCGAAAGAAAGTCGCCAGATACTGCAACAAAACCGAGCATCACATCGAATACCTCAAATCACGTGGCATTTCTCCAGAAACGGCGAAAGCGTTTGAAGTCGTCAGCGGCAAGGTGTGGAACGGCGAGAGGGAGCTGGACGCTCTGGTATTCCCGTACAAGCGCGATGGCGAGCTGATTCAGGTAAAACGCATCAGTACCGAGCGACCGAATGGCAAGAAGGTCATCATGGCCGAAGGAGACTGCGAGCCTTGCCTGTTTGGCTGGCAGGCGCTGGACAGCAAGGTACGCTCTGTTGTTCTGTGCGAGGGTGAAATCGACTGCATGAGCTACTCACAGTATGGCATCAACGCACTGTCAGTACCGTTCGGCGGCGGCAAGGGCGCTAAGCAGCAATGGATTGAGTTTGAGTTCCATAATCTTGACCGCTTCGAAGAAATATGGATCTCAATGGACAATGACGAGGTTGGTCAGGAGGCCGCCAGAGAGATAGCCAGCCGCCTTGGAGAGCATCGTTGCCGCATGGTGAAGCTACCACACAAAGACATCAATGAATGCCTGATGGAAGGCATTACAGAAGATATTATCTGGCAGTGTCTTGGCGGTGCCGCATTCTTTGACCCGGAAGAACTTTACAGCGCGCGTGAGTTTTACCAGGACACCATCAACGCCTTCTACGGTAAGCAGCAATACCTGTTCAATCCTCCATGGGAATCTCTGGCCTATAACTTCCAGTTTCGAGAAGCAGAGTTGACGCTTGTCAACGGTGTTAACGGCCATGGTAAAACGGAAGTTGTCGGTCATATGGCACTGGAAGCCATGAGGCAGGGTGTTAAGACATGCGTTGCTTCGCTTGAGCTTAAACCCGGCATACTGCTTAAGCGCCTTACGCGCCAGGCTACATGCTGCAAGATGCCTCCGGTTCTGGAGATTGAGTCGGCATTCAACTTCTACGATGATCGGTTATGGCTATTTGGCCTGACAGGAACGGCGAAAGCTGAACGCCTGATTGAGATATTCACCTATGCCCGCCGCCGATATGGAATCCGGCTTTTCATCATCGACAGCCTCATGAAGTGCGGCATCGGCGATGACGATTACAACGGACAGAAGGCGTTTGTCGATGCACTGTGTGACTTCAAGAACAAAACCAACTCTCACATCATCCTCGTTACTCACTCCCGCAAAGGAGACAGCGAGGAAAAGCCCACCGGCAAAATGGATGTGAAAGGCTCTGGTGCCATCACCGACCTCACGGACAACCTGTTCATCATCTGGCGCAACAAAGGCCGGGAGAGAGCATTACAGCGCATCCAGGCAGGTGAGCAACTCAACGATAAAGACCAGCAGCTGTTAGCCGGTCCGGCATCTGTTTTGATGCTCGAAAAGCAGCGAAACGGAGAAGGCTGGGAGGGCGGCGTTCCACTGTTTCTCGATGACCAGTCTCACCAGTTTCTGCAGGTTGAAGGTGCATCCCCATACAACTACGTCGCTAACATGCCAAAGTCTGAATATGACGAGGTGTGGCAGCAGGAAAACGTTTCTCAAATCTGACATCACAAGGATTAACCATGAGCAAGGCAACCACAACGGCGGCGCTACAGAGCGCAGCGCTGAAGGAGTTCTCTGTCCGCAATCAGCGTTACTGGTCAGCATCCAGTCTGCCGACGCGCGAGAAGGTAAAGCACCGGAAGCCGCTTAAGGCATACCGCCGCGACCGGGTTATGAACGCCATTCTGCGCCGGGATATCAGCCGCAAGATGGAAGTAGCCCGTAACGAAATCATCGCCAGCATTGAAGGTAAGAAATCATGAGCACTATTAGCAATGAGCGTTTAGAAAAGCTGCGGGCGATGTTGGTGCTTGTTAAGCAAGCTATCAGTGACGCCGGTCTCAAGGTTAAGGGGGAGTGATGACTAAGGAAGAGCAAACAAAGTTCATTATGAACCTGTGCGATCAAATGAGAAGCCGGCAAATCCCTGACCTGATGGAGTTGTGGCGGAAAACTGAGGAAGGATATCGTCGACAGCTAAGCCAGTCTGGATATTCAAATTGCACATCAGCATACAGAACAGGATATAGCCTATACACATATTGAGGCGCATCATGAGGAAACAAACGTTTGAAATCCGCACCCCGATAGTCCAGCAAAACGCCATCCGCACCATCCAGCAGCTTTACCCCGACCCGGAAAGACCTCTCATCGTGACCATTCAGGAAAAGACGCGCTCAGTAGAGCAGAACAAACGTCTTTGGGCCACGTTGCGCGATGTTTCTGAGCAGGTCGTATGGCATGGCGCAAAGTTAAATAGCGAAGACTGGAAGCACATCTTCACCGCGGCTCTCAAAGGCCAGCGCTCAGCGCCGGGAATCAACGGCGGCTTTGTCGTGCTCGGGCAGTCAACCTCAAAGATGCGCGTTAGCGAATTCAGCGAGCTTCTGGAGCTGATTTACGCATTCGGCGCAGAGCGAGACGTCCGGTGGAGTGAAGACGCTCAGGAAGCGATTGAGTGGGCCAAGAGAACTGGAAGGAAGGTGGCGGCATGAGGCGACAGCGACGAAGTATCACCGACATAGTCTGCGAAAACTGCAAATACCTTCCAACGAAGCGCTCCAGAAATAAACGCAAGCCAATCCCAAAAGAATCTGACGTAAAAACCTTCAATTACACGGCTCACCTGTGGGATATCCGGTGGCTAAGACATCGTGCGAGGAAATGACAATGCTTTTAATTGAACCTGGATTTGGCCTTAGCATCAAAAAATGGCACATGTTTGGCGAGAAAGAGTCTCAACGAAAAATGGTGCTTATCAAGTTGCCATTTATCAGTATTTGTTGGCCAAACAGGGAGGCCGCAAATTATTTGTCTACATGCGCCAGAGCAGCATTTAACGACCCTGAGTGGTTTGTAGAAAATCATCACGCTGTTCGTCAGGCAAAGAGAAAGGCCAAAACGACATACATGAAGGCGTATCGAAAAGCATGGAAAGAACACCACGAACGATACCAACAAGACATGGAAAAGCTTGAATCAGAAAACATGGAATTAAGACGAAAGCTTGGTGAGGCAAAACGAGATATTGATGCTTACAAGCGACTTTTTAATGGTGAAAGCCAT